AAGTTGCAATTACAATTGCAGTTATTGTTTTCCTGGATCAAATTCAGGAAATATTAGACCACCTAAGATTACAGAATCTATCGAAAGTAATATATCGCATCTAGTTAGTGAAATAAAAAAAATATCTAATAAACAAATAGTTTTTTCACTTGGTGGTGGCGAACCTACCTTGTATCATGATTTAACGAGATTATTAGAAATTTTAAATCAATACGGAACTGTAATAGTAATAACAAATGGGAGCCGCACTATAGAATGGTGGAGTAACCACTACGAATACTTTCACACAGTTCTAATATCATTTCATGTAGAAACTAACAATTTTAATCATATTTTAAATCTTTTAAAATTTTTATCTGGCAGAATTCCAAAAGTAATTTTGCATGTAATGATTTTTGATAAGATGTTTGAAGAGTGTATTGCAGTCTATAACGCATTTATTAATGAATTAAACGAGTATTCTATTTCAATAATTCCAAAAGTAATACGAGATGTTAAAAACACATTTGTTAATTTTACAGTTGATCAACATTCAATAATTGAAAATTTAACAGTTGCATCTATTCCGGCAATATCCCCAATTAAACCGCAATATAAGTCAACAAGAGCCTATCTGGAAAACGGTGAGATAGTTCCTATTAAAATACATAACATTAAAGATCTAACAGGATCAGTTAGTGGATACAAATGTACTGCACATCTTTCTGTAATTCAAATTAATACTTCTGGTGAATTAGGAAGGCTGTCTTGTGGTATGCAAGTTTATGATATTTGTAATATTTTTTTAGAAGATTTTATTAAAAAGTTTAAAATCAAAACAACCGAAATTGAATGTACTAAAGAAACATGCGGATGTACACATCTAGTCCTTTCGACAAAACATATTTAATATGCCTTCGTACGCTAATTGGTAGTGCGGCTTGCCTTAGAAGCAGGTGGTTGGGGGTTCGAATCCGCCTGAAGGTACCAAAATTTAATAGGAGGATGCTATGTCATCGCTAAACGCAAAGTAAGTAACAAGTTTCGTAAAATGTCTGAAGTCTATCGAATATTTTCTCGTCAATGGGAACATGTATTAGACTACAGTGAAGAGTCTCTAGTTGAAATGTTCAACTATGAGTCACACGGAACTAACATAACAGACAGACAACGAAATGGATACTACGTTGGCAAGCAATGGCTTAACGTCCATATTGAAATGTGGAAGGAAGACTTTGAAAAAGGTTATCTTCGCAAGCAAGAATTATACGATGATCCATTATTTCCACATTGGTGGTTGGACAGCGTGTTTAAGAAATAATGCCCCTGTACGCTAATTGGTAGTGCGGATAGACTTAAAATCTGTTGGTTGGCGGTTCGAATCTGCCCAGGGGTACCAATTCAGTTCCTTAGTTCAATGGTAGAACGCTACCTCGACACGGTGAAGACGAAAGTTCAATTCTTTCAGGAACTACCATATCTGGCGTTCGTATAGTGGAAAATACAGGAAGCTTCTACCTTCTAAACAGCAGTTCGATTCTGTTACGCCGGACCACACATCTCGCTATAGTTCAACGGATAGAATAGAAGTTTCCTAAACTTTTGATCCCTGTTCGATTCGGGGTGGCGAGACCAACTGCTCTTGTAGTTAAATGGTATAACACAGTCTTAGTAAGACTGGATAGAAAGTTCGATTCTTTCCCTGAGCACCACTTGACACACACGCAGAACGATGCTATAATATATGCTTATGTTAAGCAATTAACACTGTTCTTTAAAATTGTAAAAAAGCATTTGCGAGTGTGGTGAAATAGGTAGACACAAGAGACTTAAAATCTCTCGCTTTAATCGGCGTGCCGGTTCGATTCCGGCCACTCGCACCATATATAAACACACTTACTCAACGCCCGATTAGTAAGGGAGATAGCGACTAGAAGCTGAAGAAGAGTTTAAGAGTGTGTTTTTATATGGTTAGGAAGGTGGGATTAAAAGCGTCCATCCTCTAAGGAGTAGGGCCTAGATATAGTCTAGGAAGTAAAAGGTCACCCCGTAACTGGTAAGGATTAATTCCCTTTTAGCGTAATAGCACACCTAACATTTTATTTGTCCCATTCATCTAGAGGCCTAGGATAGTACCCTTTCACGGTATTCACAGCGGTTCGAATCCGCTATGGGACGCCAATAGTTTTTCCCGCAGTAGCTCAAGGAGAGCAGGTCGTTTTATAAGCGATTAATCTAGATAAGGTCCAGGATGTGGTTCGATTCCACACTGCGGGACCATTGACAGTTTATAAATATCCTGTTACAATAGTTTTATGCCCCGGTGGTGAAATTGGTAAACACAGCGGTCTTAGAAGCCGTAAGCTGAGAGTTCGAGTCTCTCCCAGGGCACCACAAATAAAAAGGAGTAGGTATGAAATCAAAAGATGTTTTAGATCGTGCCTATGGCAACATTCCTAGAGAATGTACTCCTAGTTTTGAAATCTGGACAACATATCGAGGTTTTCGATATTACTGGCTTATGTTTATTCGTAAGTTTACAAGATGAAAATACAATGGGCTGATAGTGATAATGGGAGCACAGTGGCTTTGCAAGCCTCGGGTGGGAGTTCGATCCTCCCTCGGTCCACCATATAAAGGAAATTAACATGAGCAAAGGTAGCAGACCTCGTCCATATAGTGTTAGTCAGAATCAGTTTAGTAATAACTATGATGCAATTTTTCGTAAGCCCGATCCTCGCACAATAGAAGATCAGAAAAATGAAGATGAAGCGTTCGAAGAGATTGCTAAAAGATTCAGAAGTTAAAGATTCTGAACAAGGCGGCTAATAAATAATTTTATGCCGGTTTAGCTCATTTGGTAGAGCGCCGCTCTTGTAAGGCGGATGTGGTCAGTTCGATTCCGACAACCGGCACCAGTTTTAGGTTAATTACAGCTATCAAAAATATGGCGACTGCTAGGTCACTAAACTAGTATTAACCTGTTGAAAACCCGTGATCCCGTACACGTAATAAACGGGGGTGGGGCAGTCACCATAGAGAGTGCTAGGTTTGTAGTGCAATGACCATCCGTACTCTGTGGTGGAGTGGCGGGAACGCATTAGGTGAGGTATAACACCTTTCCAAAAGAATAAATGTTATGGACAGAGTAACAGCTCAGTTTAGGGCCTATGTGGTGTAGGTAGCTAGACACTTTATTGAAACAGATTGCATCTTGTATGGCTCGCAAAATTCGAGACTCCCAGCTGGTGTAGTATGTTTCAATAAAGTATGCGGGGTTCGTATAGTGGTAATACCTTAGCCTTCCAAGCTAAAGCGAGGAGTTCGATTCTCCTACCCCGCTCCAGAAATAGTATGCCTGGTTGCGTAGAGAGGTTATACGTCTCCTTTACACGGAGAGCGATGACAGTTCGAGTCTGTCACCAGGTACCAAGTTTAGTAAGATGTATGGTTTGACCACAACGCCACGTGACAAGGTAAGACATCTGAAGTGTAAGTAGCAGGTTTGGTCATGCTTACACACTAATTAGTTTATTCTCGGTATGGTGAAATGGTATCACTCTGCGTTTGGGACGCAGGAGCGTAGGTTCGATTCCTGCTACCGAGACCATTAGTTATCGCGGAGTAGGGGAGTTCGGTCGTCCCCGCTAGTCTCATAAGCTAGAGATCGGTGGTTCGAATCCATCCTCCGCAACCATTTTTTTAACGTAAAGGTATATATGGCTATTAAACAACTAAGTCGCGGTACAACAATTGACACTGAAAAATGTGTAGAAATGGTTGGAGGAAATCGATTCGACATGGTACTAATTGCATCCACTAGGGCCAGAGAATTATCACGACAACATCGTCATGCTGAAAACAAAAGTCAGTTAAATGCACCTGTGGCTGCTTTACTTGATATTCAAGAAGGTAGGATAGGCCGAGAATATCTAAAACGGATTCGTTAATTCAACATGAATAATATTCCTGCCTTATGTATTGATGACTTTTACAGTGATCCAGATAGTGTTCGAGCACTTGCACTAAAGCAGGAATATTCAGTGCCGGTAGAAGGCAACTATCCGGGAAAGCGAACAAAACGCTTAGATGAATTAGATAAGAATTTTTTTAATCAATTTTGTAATAAACTACTTTCGGTATTCTTTGATTTAGATTCTGAATCTATTAGCTACGAAATAGACACAAGTTTTCAATTGATACCGTCTGTTGATCCTAATCCAATGTCTCCAAAGAATATGGGTTGGGTTCATTATGATGAAAATGTTATTTTTGCCGGAGTTATTTTCTTAACTCCTAAAATAGATTTAAATTGTGGAACTTCTATTTTTAAATTAGTTGATAAAGAAAAATTAGATCTATCTAATGCTAAAAAAGATTTTTATAAAAATGGTATAGATTCTGATTATGATAACCGTATTCAAAGGCATAGGGATGCATATATTGAAACAATTAGATTTAATAATGTCTACAATCGATTAATTGCATTTGATTCAAGTTCTGCTCACGGCGTAAACAGTTATTATTCAGATTCTGATCTTAGATTAACACAGGTCTTTTTTGTGACAAAAATAGGCACTAACACAAAACCGCCTATACTAAGACAAAAAAAATATCTTTAATGCGGGTATGATGTAATGGTAGCTTGTGACCTTGCCAAGGTTAGCGTGAGAGTTCGATTCTCTCTACCCGCTCCAAACAACACGGCCCCACCCAATGGAATGTAATTCTACGGTGAGGTTTTTCTTTTGGCGTTATAAAGGCGTTCTTTTATTTCGTTATGGACAATATAGTCTGTAGATGCAAGCCTTGCCAACCACCCAGATAATAATCCACGTTGATAGATCAACGATTCCATTTTATCGCCTTTATAACAAAGTTCGAGTAACTCGTCGATCTCTTGTTGGATTTCTTCAAGATGAGTTTTTGGCTTCATAATATATATTTATAGGTTGACAAACTGGTAAAACCATGCTATAATATATACATAGCAAGGAGTAATATAATGGAATTTTTGGTAGAAACTCGTAGCGTAAAGAAGCGTAAATTCATAGAGGCAATTTTACCCTCTATGATCAAACAACTTAAATTGGAAAATAGTAAAAAAGTTTTACTAGTTCGAGTTGCCAACGAATGCGGTGGACACGGTATGACTATGCCATTAAATGGGTTAGATGCCTATGTTGTAGTTGTTAAGCCGGGTTGGTTTGTTGATATGGGAGTAACACTTGCCCACGAAATGGTTCATGTTCGTCAAATGGCCAAAGGTATTCTTAAAGTAGAAAATGGTGTCAATTACTGGCGCGGAAAGAAATATAACAAGAAGACTAAGTATTTGGACATGCCTTGGGAACAAGATGCGTTTTCAAAGCAGGAACTTATTTTTAGGAGGGCCGTAGAATAATGGAAATCTCAAGAGCAGAACAAAGTGTTATAAAATATAACCTAGAACAGTATAGAGTAGATCAGGCTCGTATGGACAAGCAACGAACTGAGGAATACAGTAAAAAAATTGAAGAGCGTAGAGTTGATCAAATTATCGCAGAACGAGTAAGTAGAAATCTTCGATTAGATTTGGACAAAGGTCGTCACATTGATTTAGAATGTTAAGGAATAAAAAATGCGTAAATTAGCAACCATTAGGAAGATTGATGCTCTGCGTCCTATCCCGGATGCCGATGCTATCGAATGTGCAGTCATCGGTGGATGGACTGCTGTAGTTAAAAAGGGCGAATTCAAACAAGGCGATCTTGCTGTGTATTGCGAAATCGATTCTTGGATTCCTCACGCACTGGCCCCATTCTTGAGCAAGGGCAAGGAGCCTCGAGTGTTTGACGGCATTGCTGGTGAACGACTGCGTACAATGAAACTACGTGGGCAATTGAGCCAGGGACTGTTGTTGCCGTTGTCTACATTGACTATGGTAGAATCAGAGTTGTTTGAAGGACTCGATGTATCATTTCCACTAGGCATTGTGAAATACGAAGCTCCCGTCCCTGCACAGTTGGCAGGAGAAGTCAAAGGCATGTTCCCAGGTTGGATCCAAAAGACTGACCAAGAACGTGTTCAAAACTTGAAAGAAGAATTTGACTACTGGCTTAGAGAACAACATGTATGGGAAGTCACTGAAAAGCTGGATGGCAGCTCAATGACTGTGTACCTACGTGACGGCGAGTTTGGTGTGTGTAGCCGTAATCTTGAACTCAAGCCCAGCGAAACCAACAGCCTATGGAAGGTTGCAGTACGCAATGATTTGGAGTTGAAGCTTCGTCGTGCCAATCGTAATCTTGCACTACAGGGTGAGTTGATTGGAGAAGGTATCCAAGGTAATCCATACAAGCAAAAAGGACAGGAATTTTTCTTGTTTGATATCTACGATATTGATACTGGCAAATATCTAACTCCTACTGAACGTAATGCATTTGTTGAAGAACACGATATCAAACATGTGCCTGTGCTAGCATTTGGTGCCGAATTGTGGGATACTTTAGGCATCAACAGCATTGACAATATTCTGAAATTTGCAGAAGGCAAATCAGTTATGGGAATGATTGGCTGTGAACGTGAAGGTCTTGTGTTTAAAAGCAAGGCCATGCAATGTTCGTTCAAGGCAATTTCAAATAAATTTTTATTAAAGGGTGGTGATTAAAATGCCATGGATTCAAAACGTTGCACTAAGCGACATCAAAAAAGGACATCACATTAACCCGGGCGAGAACGCCATGCTAATTCAAATTGTGGATCCGCCTGGAGATTTTCCTACTCCGTTGTACAAGTTTAAAGAAGTTCATCAATTTCAATTTTTGGACATCGAAGAACGCGACGAGTGCCTGGAAGAAGAAATGCGTTGCAGTCACGAGCAAGCCGCTAAACTATCTCAGTTGCTACAACATGCACTGGATAACCGTATGAACGTAGTTGTTCATTGTGTAGCAGGTGTGTGCCGTAGTGGCGCAGTCTGTGAAGTCGGAGTCATGATGGGCTTTGAGGATACCGAAGTGTTCCGCAGTCCTAATCTGTGCGTCAAACATCGTATGATGAAGCACTTGGGGTGGACCTATGACGAGAACGAGACTCATACCATTAACGGTGTGACGCTCGAATCTGGTTTGATCATTCCCAAGAAAGCAATAGATTGGACCAATGACAATGAAAAAGTTTTTACGTTAGCGGCTGAACGTCGAGAGCGTAGAAAATTAGAAGGTGATATTTAATAAAAGGAGAAATGTATGCCTAGTGTATTTTTAGTCAGCGACACGCACTTTGGTCACACTGGTGTATGTCGCTTCACACGTAATGACGGTGTTACCAAGTTAAGACCGTGGGATGACGCAGATGAAATGGATGAGGCGATGGTCAAGGCGTGGAACGAAAGAGTCAAGCCTACTGACAAAGTCTATCATTTGGGTGACGTTGTTATCAATCGTAAATCGTTAAAAATCTTATCCAGACTTAACGGCGACAAAGTTTTAATTCGTGGTAACCACGATATCTTTAAAGACGACGATTATCGCTTGTACTTTAGAGAACTTAGAGCTTATCACGTTATGAACGGTATGATTCTTAGCCATATTCCGTTACATTCGGATTCAATGGGTCGTTTCGGTGTCAACATTCACGGACACTTACACGCAAATCGCGTGAAGAAGGCTCGTGGCGTTGATGCTAAAACTGGAGAAGTTTTGTACAGTGACAAAATTGATCCACGTTACCATTGTGTTTGCGTGGAGCAAACTCCGGATTTTGCGCCTATCTTGTTTGAAGATGTTATCAAACGCATCGAAGAA